TCGGGTGTTTGTAGATCGAGATCAGTGTATATGTAATTGAATCTAAGCCCGCGCCGAGAATCTCGATTGAGATTCGCTGCACTCAACAGAACTACTCTGTGTCCGTTCGCAGTGAATCCGTGAACGTTGACTGACTCTAATTGTAGCAGGTAAGGTGGAACAGTTTCTGCGTCTGCTAAAAAGGAATTTCTAAAGACGTTGACACTGTTTTGGTTTCGAAGAATGACACCTATTGTTGTTTCCAACATACCAGTTTTTACAACATGTCTGATTACTTTTTCTGTTTGTGTTAACATTTTTAAATTATAACACAAACAGAATAAAAGTAAAATTATTTTAAAATAGGCTGTATGTGAGAGTGGTGAACTCTTGCATTGACTATTCCGTTGTAACTCTTGTCTCGGTTCTCTAGAACACGCGCGTCCATTTGATAACGCATTTCATAGTAGCCGAGGCTTCCTTTGTTAGGACAGAAGCAAAGTATTTCTCGAGTGAATGCATCCTCTCCTAGGAGAGTAACATCTGCAATCAACTCCGGCGAAGAACTCCAGTAGGTCTTCCAGTCACTAGGGACAAGAGTAGACGTCTTTTTCTTACGTTTTGTGCCATTTTTAAGCAATACCGTCTTAACCGAAGTTTTCTTGAAGAACGCCAGTTTCTTTCCCAGGTAAAATTTACCGTCACTTATTCTTGTTATGCGATAAACAAACCCCAGAGTCTTTTCTGGAAACTGAGATTCGTCATCTATAACTCTACCATCATATAGCCAACTGCTGCTCAATCCTCGTCCATGTGGTCATCGCCGTCAGTCGGCAATGGATCACCACAGGCTGGACAAAATTGAACTTCAACATCATCAAAATCATCGGAGAGGCGAATAGTGCCTTTCGTTTCACAGTTATCGCAAGTGAATGTTATCTTCTGCATTGAATTACTTTCTTATTAGACTTATTGTTGTTGGCTCAATCACCAAATCCTTTGTATGTATATGTTCGCCAGTCTCTATTGACACGTAAAGGTCATAACCACGGACTATTACATGATCTACAGTTACTAGTTTCCCCATGTGGTTTGCTACTTTACCTTTAGTGAACAGATGGAGAATAACACTATTTTGCCCAAACATCTTCCCATGAACCTGTTAGAGACGCTTTAGCATAGTCAGTCACTCTCTGTTCAAAGAAATTGGTTTGGGTTGTACCCAACATGCCATCCACCCACGGTAGTGGATTTTTCTTCACTTTGAAGATTCCTTTGAGGCCGAGCGCGATTAGTCTGCGGTCGGCAATGTAACGAATGTACTGTTTAACTTCATCTTTACTTAAACCTTCCATCTCACTCACGCCGTACGCTAAGTCGATGAACTTATCTTCTAAGTCAACCATCTTCTCCGCCGAGGTGTAAATTTTACCTTTCAGTTCATCATCCCACAACTCTTTGTTTTCTTTGATGTATTCGCGGAACAACTTAATCATAGAGTCAGTATGAAGAGATTCGTCAGCGATAGACCACGCAATAATTTGCCCCATTCCTTTCATTTTGCCAAATCGAGCAAAGTTCAACAGCATTACAAATGAGCTAAAAAGTTGCATGCCTTCAGTAAACGCACTAAAGACTGCTATTTTTTCGGCTACATCTTTGCCGTCTGCGTCGCCAATAAATGATTCAATATAGTCATGCTTCTCTGACATTTCTGCATATTGTAGAAATTCATTGTAAGTGGACTCTGGCATCCCAAGAGTTTCAATCAAGTGACTGTAAGCAGCAACATGGATTGCTTCGCGAGCAGCAAAGCTACTCAACATCATACGTACCTCCGGTTGAGGAAAAGTAGGCAGATAGTTATTGACGTATGCACCAGCCACATCAATATCGCCCTGAGTGAAGAAGCGGAAAATGTGAGTCAAGAATGTCTTTTCTTGAGCAGACAGTTTAGTTTTCCAATCCTTTACATCTTCTAGCATAGGAGCTTCCTGAGCCAACCAGTGCATTTGTTCCGACTGCATGAATGCATCGTAAGCCCAAGGGTAGTTAAAAGGCTTGTAGAAAGAGCGGTTATCTGTCAGTTTTAGTTTTAGTTTCTTAATCATAATTTATCCCTCACACGCCAAACAAGAATCACCAGCCGCAATATCCTGTAACACAATTTCTTCTTCAATACGCTTACGCTCTATTCTCTGTCCTACTTTGTCAGCCTTACGTAGTTTTGCTGACCTACAGTAGTACAAGGACTTCAAATTACCCTTCCAAGCGAGGAAGTGGACTGCATGCAGGTATTTGATGCTCACATCAGGCCTGAAGAACAGATTTACGCTTTGCGCTTGGTCAATATACTTCTGCCGGTCAACTGCGTGCTCAATAACCCAACGTTGGTCTAATTCCATAGCAGTTTTGAAAACGTACTTAGTGTTTTCATCAAGCCAGTCTAATGATTGAACTGACCCATCGTCAGCAGTAATAATTGCCCATTGCTCATCATACCAGCCATCTTTGTTATTAGATGCTGCTTCTTTGATAATCATGTCCAAGAATTTATTTTTGTGTATGTATGCTCCGCTAGTCGTATCTTGCCGATAAACATTAGCAGCAGTTGGCTCAATGCTTGGGCTCGTGTTACCTAAAATCAAACTTGAACTAGCATTGGGCGCAACTGCCATTCTGTGGCTACACCGAATCATTAAGCCAGCGTCTTTAGCATCAGGACACGCTCCACGCTCTTGCGCCAATTGTAAATCTTTAATATCCATAAGATTCTTAATATGGCTGAAAATTTTGTTGTTGAAGCTTTTTGCCAACACCCCTTCGAATGCAATGTTATTTTTCTGCAAGTATGCGTGGAAACCGAGCAAACCAACACCCACAGACCGTTCACGCTCTGCAGAAAATCTAGCCCTTGCTACAGAATCTGGAGCGTTGTCGATAAAGTATTGTAATACATTATCGAGCATTTCAAGAATGTCGGCTAAGAATAAAGGATCGCCCTTCCAGTCGTCCCAATACTCTGCATTGACCGAACTTAAGCAACAAACAGCAGTCCTCTCTGCTGAAGTCACCAAAGAAATTTCCGTACAAATATTTGAGCCATTGTTCATCAGTCCAAGGTTTTTCTGAAAATTAGGTACGCCTCGATTAGCAGCGTCGATAAACCAAAGGTAAGGTTCACCAGTCTGCATCCGCGTTTCTAAAATACGAGACCATAATTCGCGAGCAGAAATAGTATCAACAACCTTACCTGTATTTGGTTGTTTCAATTCCCAAGTGTCATCAACCTCGGGATCAGTCATGGAACGCTCAATCAATTCCATAAACTTATCGGTGACGTTGATACCGTGGTTCAGATTTGGTGTGCGCATATTCTGATCACCAGTGGGTTTACGCATTTCTAGAAACTGAATAATGTCGGGATGATCAATGTCAAGGTAAGGTGCATAAGAACCACGACGGGTGGTCCCCTGTTTGAAAGCAAGTGACGATGCGTCATATACCTTCAAATGAGGCAAAACACCAACGGACTTTTCATCTGCCCCACGAATCCGCACATGGATACCAACACCGCCGCCCATCATAGACAGCCAGTTTACCTCTGATAACGTGTCAACAAGACCTTCTGCTGTGTCGGTTAACGCAGCCAAGAAGCAAGAAATTGGCATGCCGCGCTTATTGCGACCAAAAGACAGAATTGGAGTGCTGTAGCTTAGCCAGTGTTTACTAGCGTAATTGTACAAACGCTGAGCGTGTTCTGGATTACTCCCAAATGATTTACTTACAAAAGCAAACCGCTCTTGAGGGCTAGTTTCTCCCTCCATCATATAAGATTCCTTGAGTCTAGTCATACCCAATGGGTCGAAAAGACTATCTCGACTAAAATCAACCTTTATACCATGCACAACGTCGTTCATTTTTTCTTTACCTTTGGTTCTTTTTCTTCTGTTTCAATGTTTTCTACAATGGGTGCCAATTCTGGCAAAACTTCTGGGGATATTTGAGTCAGTGTTCTGATGATGCCGATACTGACTCGATTCCCAGATTCCATCAAAATGCTAATCAGTTTTGGAATAACCTTCGCTAAACGCAATTCTACTTTGTCGTTGTTGCTACCGTCTAAACAAAAATATATCAACTCGGTACTTTTGACACCATAAAGAACATCAACGAAAAAGGTGTCGTCTTCGAACCAGCTATCGGCTGTACTAGTGTTGAGTGTAATAGTGTTATCTGAGTAACTTACGAAGCCCGCTTCAACTAATTGTTTTATTCTTTTTTCCCTTAGCATCTTTTCTCCAATGTAAATTCCAGGAGTGCCTCAGCACCTTGCTTGTGATTAGACAGTATGTAGTCCATTATCTCTTTCCGGT